TCAATTCTAAATGGTGTATCTACTTCCAATCCACTTGCAGCTGCAATGAAAGCATCAGTACTATTGTCTAGAGTTACCGTTACGGTTGTTCCACTTGAAGAAATTGAATTAATATTTACACTACCACCAGTTGGTCCAACAATCCTAAATTCATCAATTTTAGGTTGAATATCAAGACCAGAACTGGGATAATCTGGTGAAATTTGGCGACCAGATGCTTGTCCATATACCAATCCAACTTTCTCATAATACATATCCAGATCTGTTCTGGTTGTAGAGTATTGTAAGAAAGTATCGTCAATTTTAACAGGGTTTACACCATCTGCGTATTCAAAGCAGGTAAGTTTATGGTGTGAGAAATTTGGAACAAATTCGTTCTGTGTATAATCCTTATAAACTTTACCATTTGCGTCTCCATCAAACATGGAGAACTGCCAGAGATAACATCCACCAGTCACTCTGAATAGGCAAGACCTTCCAATATCATCATTAGTTGGACTTGGTACATATTTTGGTCTTACTTTTGTTTTTCTTAAGTCTAAACCAACTAATGATGTTCCTCTTGGTAGAATAACTCCACCATCAATGCTATTCAGTTTATATAACTCATTATTTGGTGATGCTAAATCAAAATTTGAATTTACATCAAATGGAGGCAAATCGTTCGTTATTCCACCATTTCTCAAATAGTATTGATCCAATCCAAAAGGTACTAATCCAGGTCTATTATCAACAATATGTTCACCCGGATATAATAAAACAGTAGTCTTTCCAAATCTATCATTATCCAGACCTTTCTGGTAAGAAAATCTAGCCGATTCAATTAATGCACGCTGAATCGTCTTAAACGGACGTGTTAGTGAATTACCCGTATTTTCAATGCTGTCAGTAGCATCCANGCTACTNGGNTCAACATAGAGAATGGTGCCACGGGTAGACTTCAGAAAATTATCTAATCTGGAAAGACCCATCTTATTACACTTTATAGTTCTTGTTATGGATTATTTATCCATAAAAAAACCTCCCCTAAGGGAGGTTGATTAGCACAAATTGGCATTCCTTCACACGGATATTATATATGTTTATTTTTAGCGTCTTTTTTTGCCGTTTGTTTCTCATCTAACATATATTCTACTGTGTTTGCTACATCATTCATTGCATCACGAAGTTTTTTTTGAGTTCCAGAGTATTGTTCCATTTTTGTGACACCATTCCTAAACTCTTCACATAAAGTCCATCTCCATTCACTCACACCTTTTGAATACCATAAATTAATTTTCATAATAATCCTTTTTTAAATAAGCCACTTACCCGACTTGAACGGGTGACCTGAGCTTTACAAAAACCCTGCTCTATCCAACTGAGCTAAAGTGGCATCAATCTACAGGCATCAACTCTGGATTTTCTAATTCTAGTTCATAAATCATGGGATGACATTCTTCTGCCATTAAGTACATTGAAGATTGATACATCTTCTCTGCATTCCATCTTGGACCCGAATTAGCTAGTTGTATGACACTTGGATTTGCTCTAGCAATTTCTGGGAGTTCATCAAAGGTAAACGGAATATTCTGAATTAAATACAACAATACCAGATGTTCTCCCTCATGATCATACCAAGCATATTTTGTTTCTATGCGGTATTTCATGGGTTTAAATTTACCCTAACGTATTTAGGGGATGCGAGTAGGGAGACTTGAACTCCCACGAGCATAATGCCCAACAGATTTTAAGTCTGGTGCGTCTACCGATTCCGCCATACTCGCAAGGAAACTTTATTCAGATTTCCAAGTTGCTGGATGAAGACTACAATATTCATTAAATGTAATTTTCATCTCTTTATCAGTCAATCCTGCGTTTTTTGCTGCCTTTGGGATATTCCACTTTGCCACAAATAACATTTCCATAGATTGTCGGGTTTCTGGTCTCATAATTGTAACAAGTCAGGATTTCTTCGTAAAACCCCTCAGGGTAAATTTTTGCCGGAGTTTTTTCCCCGCTTTTATTGGAATCAAAGGTCATTTTTCCTCACAGAGGATTAGCATACGCAAGTATGTCTTCGCCAAGCACGGCACGGCACAATTCCAATACACTCATGAACTGGTCTACGGTTTCGCAGTCAAGAACCTTCTCATCGCCTTGCTCAGAGTACAGGTAGAACTTACGCTTAACAGGGTCTACAACGCAGCGTGTGAGGTAGTCGTCTTGCATGGGGTGTCTTTGCTTACCTACGTATTATAGCGCAGTCAGGACCCTGTGTCAAGCGTCTTGTTCAATTTCTAATGGAGGAATGTCCTTACGCATGGCATTGACAATAAAGTAGCAGTCAATCCTAGATGCAGTCCCAGACCTAACGTGGATGGTTCTACCCCACACAATTTTATCAACCATCAAATCCTGAGTTGATCCAATTTGTGTCAAATGAACTGTAATTGTTTCTGGGTCAACTAAACCTGTCCAATAATCAGGCAATTCAATAATAGTATGTTCAGTTAAACGTCCACGAATATAAACACCTAATTCTGGTCCCACCAAGTACCCATGAAGAAGTCTTTTATTTTCTTTTGTTGGATGAGGAATATCAAATTGCATAGAGTGTCTTTACTTACTTACGTAATATAGGTCATTTGGTGGGTGATGTCAAACATTTATACCAGAATGATACAACAAATCTTTCATTGGTTTCTTTATGACGATACGTTGGCATTAAACCAGAAGGATAAAACGTATCTAGTTCCAGACTCAACCTTACTTACGTGATGTAGATACTCTCTATTAGAAAAAATTAATAACTTGCCTGCTTTTGGTTTAACATTATACCACACACTTCCATCAATATTATCAAATTGTGTGTGTCCTCCAACGTAATCATCATTTAGATAAAGAAATGCTGCGAGTACATTAGGACTATACATTTCAGACTTATCATAATGAGGTTTCATAAATGTACCAACAGGCCATCGTATAAGACCACAATAATCCAACTGTATATCCTTATGAAAGGACTTGCAGATTTTAGTCACATTTGCGATAACATTAGCAAATAATTCATCCTTTGATAATTTAATGTCAACGGGTTTTACATCTCCACCAAGATAAATTGCACCATAATCACCGTCAGGTTCTGGTATATCAGGACCATAACTCAAACTTTCTTTAGAATTTGAATGTGTTACTGCTTCTAAAAAAGTATCATTTTGGTCAAGATGAAGATCAATGAATGGTTTACATAAAGTAGAGTTTAAAAACTCCTCTTCAATATAAAGTAATTTTTTCATTTTTTGTTATACCATATATTAAGAGCAAATCTTTCAGTTCCCTCAATCTTAGTGACATGATGTTTATAAACTGAATTAGAAAAAACAAGCAACTTTCCTGTCTCTGGTTTCACCTCACATTCTTCAAATCCAGTGTGACCGCCGGTATAATCATCATTTAAGTAAAGAACTGCTGCGAACAAGTCAGGATCCTGACCAGGTCTGTGTGGGTCAATATGTGGTTTCATAAATGTACCAATAGGCCATCTCACTACAGCCGCATAATCTATAATCACCCTATCATCAAAAGTTTTACAGAGGTTTGTTACTCTATCAACTACGCTATTTTTTTCTTTCTCAAAATAAATTCCATCAAGAGTTGTGAGATATGTGTTTCCACCTCTACTCTCATTACCGTAAGGAAGTTCTTCTTTATTTGATTTAGAAAGTTCTATTAATTCTTGAGATTCACTAGGAGATATAAAATTCTCCTCAATATAAATTAACTTCTTCACTTAGTAATCGTATTTGGCGGTCCAGCAAATTTAGGGTCATTATAAACTGGATTCTCAACACCTGGTTTATAGTTAGGATCTGGGTAATCAAAACACTCCTGACCTTGATACTCAACAATCAGAGGGTTAATGTCCTTACGTTCTGCATAGACATGATAGAAGCAGCTGATCGGCATCCCACCTCTGGATTGAAGGTAGATCTTCTCATCATCCCAACGCTTGATTATAATATCTTGATGAGCACCGATAGGTTGAAGTTGAACTGTAATACTCTCTTCATATACTAAATTTTTCCAGTAACTAGGAAGAACAATCACCTCTTGATTCTTTACACGACCACGAATATAGACACCAACCTCAGGTCCCTCAATACATGCGTAGCGGAGACGATAGTTATCTCTAGAGGGATGAGGAATATCGAATGGTTTTGGTTTACCATCTGCAACAACGTGTCGTGCTTCTAACCTTCCCTTTGACAAACAATCGATTGAACCCGTGACAAACACATCACCATCAACATAAAGTGCATCGGGTTTACCTCCACTAACGTAAAGTGCATTATCTGTTCGTCCGTCAGTATTAATACGTGTATCACCTTCTACATGTAGACCATATTCATTTTTTCCATTTGTTTCAAAGCGTACATCACCTCTGACAAATAGTGCCTTATCATCTTTAGGAACTTTACAATCTTTATCGTTATTAGTATTTCTGGCGACCATCAGGGTGCCATCTTGATTGTTAAATGTAGTCTGATTTCCAAAAACAACAGGTCCTTCAGCATACATTGAACCATTAATTTTATTGGCACCCTCTTTAATCGCAGGAACGATTCCAGTTCCTACTTTTACTTGTCCACCAAAATTGCCGTCGTCTAAGTTAAATGACATTGTTAAACTTCACTACATTCTTTTTGAATTTTTTGACCACCAACTTTGGAGTCTTTAAGTGCAACTGCATCAGTCACACCTCTAATTAGGGATGAATAGATAGTCATCCCAGAGTTAGCACATATTTCTGCATAACCGGGAGTTACTAATTTATAAAAATTTGAGGCATTAATAAGGAATTTTTTAGATTCCATTTTAATGTTCTCGGTTGCAGTGACAGTCACATTACCCTTATTACCGCCCTCTCCTGAAGCAGTAAGATCAATATCCTTGGCATTCATTCTAATCTTACCATTTCTGGCATTCAAAACAATGTCACCATTAACTGCCTCAATGTAGATAGTTGTTTGACTTTCTACGTTTTTCTCGCCTGCCTTAATTACAGTGTCACCAGGAGAGTTCATAATAGTATGACCTTTTCTCTCCCCTGCTTTTTCAAGAGTCACATGATGAAGTCCGTCTGTTGTCTCAAGAAGAACACCAGAAGTTGTAGCCCCATCCTTGTGGATGTGACCAAACTTTATATTACCATGATCATTACCAATACGTTGACCAGTATAATTAGTGTTTGCGGTGCCTCTATTGTCTGCCCCCTTAGGATCAGATCCTGAATTTAAATGACTGGCCATATTATGTTATACTATCTGGTGTTCCTGGGATATTAAGTCTAGGATCGTTACTACTTATGTCAGTACCCTGTCTGAGGATTGCGGAAGGTCTTGTGGTGACCACACCGTCGATGCTCTCTTGTAGTGTATCATAGACCTGTATGAGTTGTCCAGGGGTTTCATAATATCCAGCGAGACGAACACCATTTTTGTAGAATACAGCGCCAAAGTATTCACGACCATCAACATATCCAGTTCTCTTAAGTCCAACAAGGTCTGTGACCTGCAGAATTTGATCTGGATCAACATCAAGAGGGTCTCTACGAACTCTAATGACTGGTCTAAATCTTGCATTTACACCTGTGGGTGATGANTGGAAGATGTTTGGATAATTTGTTATAGAAATACCAAGAGGAGGAGGTCCTCCAGGAGAGCTAGGGGTGAGAACATCAATAGGTAAATTAACGCCAAAAGTATCTAAATTAGGCGGGAAACACACCTTTGTTCCATCTTCCTTGATGATACATACGGCATCATTTGGACCATAATTGATGCCTGGATTCGTTGGGATAAGTTTTATAATTTCAAGAACTGCAGGGTAACCAGGTCCAGGAGGAGCAACATAACCATTTCCAGGATCTAGTGGTACGATATCACAAACTTTTCCAAGTCCTTTTGTCTCAAGTGGACATGGTGGTGGAATTAATATAGCAGAAATTCCTATAGGATTAACTGTCCATGGTCTATCTGCTGGTATAAGAATTTTATCATCAATATCTATAATAGCACTAAAAACAGTAGGATTTGAGGCAAAACCTCTTTGAAGATCCCTATTGGTAAGTTCCATCTCAATTGTTCTACTACCTTCACTCGCACTAAAATTGATTTCCTTTACTTTATCACGGAATCTTGCCTCTGATATAAATGTACCATCAATTTTTACACTGAGTATATCATCCGCCTCAGATCTAATTCTATATCTTCCACTGACAGGAAAATCAACGTTGGTCCACTTCATGGTCCAGGTAGTGCCATTAAAGTTTGCCAAATAGTCTTGTTCATCTATAAACATGGGTGTTAAAAATGGACCCAAAGTTCCTGGACGATATGATGTTAATTTAGGTCCAGTGTAAGTTACTCCATCAATTATTTTTTTTCCTTTTTTTATTCGTTTAGGTTGATTAGGTTGATTAGGTTGATTAGAAGTTTCAGGAACTTTTCCTGACTCTGCACATATATCAACTACGTTTGTTTCTTTACCTGAACGTACAACATTAGGTCTCCCCAAAGGAACAGTTCCTTGCTCATCATCATCTTTGTCAACTTGCCAATATGAAGTACCTCCTTCACTTACCCTATCAAATACACCTTCCGACTTTTCGTAAAGTCCAGGT